CTACCGGGCCGCCGTACGACACAGCGCCTACATGCTCGGCGGGTCCCGCATTGTGGCCCGCCGCACCTGGGACGGGCGCAGCGCCTCCCGGTACGAGCGGATGATCCGGGCCGCGGAATCAGCCGGCCTCATGGAAGAGGTCAAGGAGTGGGAGGCCCGCGCGCAGAGCTACCGTGCCGCCCGCCACCGCCGCCGCATGGACCTGATCCGCACCATGATCTACGCGCCCAAGGCACTCGGCTACGCCACCGCCACCGGCGCGGGCATCCTCCTCCTGCTCGGCATCCTGCTCGCCTGGGCCAACCACGACGTCCACGACGTCCTCACCCCCATCGAGACCGTCGTCGACCTGGTCAGGTGGTGCGCGTTCATCGGCGGCATCGTCTGGGATCCCCTGCTGTTCGCCGCCCCGTGGATCGGCCTCGCCGCGGTGTGGGCTGTTGGCCGGCACCAGCACACCGCCCCCCAGTGGGCGCTCCCGATCCAGGACCGCGACATGGGCGGCCCCATCACCCCGTCCATCGTCGTCGTCGCCTTCCGTGACCTGGGCATTTCCGCCCTGCGTAAGGGCATTGAGGGCATGGGGGATGTGGGTGCGGCCATGCTGTCCGGGATCCGCCTCGCCGGGTGCGGGGTCGAGGTCGACGTCACCCTGCCCTCCGGCGTCTCCACTGAGGAGATCCAGAACCGGCGCCGCAAGCTCGCCGAGAACCTCAACAGGCACGAGCACGAGGTGTTCATCAGCATCCCGCCGCAACCGCGCACCGTCCGCCTGTGGATCGCCGACTCCGGCGCCCTCGACGAGCCCATCGGCATTTCGCCGCTCATGCTCAGCGAGGACGTGACCGCCGACTACTACACCGGCGCCGCACCGTGGGGGCAGAACCTGCGCGGCGACCTCGTCGACGTCTCCGTCTTCCAGCGGCACATCCTCCTCACCGGCCTCTCCAACCAGGGCAAGACCGCTTCCCTGCGGGCCCTCGCACTGTGGCTCGCCCTCGACGACACCGTGGACTTCTACATCGCCGACCTCAAGGGCGTCGGGGACTGGCGTGCCTTCCTCGGCCTGGCCCAAGTCCTCATCCAGGGCCCCACCGACGCCCACGTGGCGCAGGCCACGGACGTCGTCGAGTGGGGTGTCGAGGAGATGCAGAAGCGGATCGCCCTGCTCGAAGAGTCCGGCTCGACCGAGGGCGTGACCAGAGACATGGCCCGCAGGGACTCCCGCTTCCGGCCCATCGTCATCATCGTCGACGAAGCGCAGGTGGCCTACGGGTCCACCGCCAAGAGCCCTGATGGCCGCCCCTACGGCGGGTCCAAGGCGACGTCCCGCTACTTCCAAGCCGTGAAGAAGATCCACGACCAGGGACGCGCCGTGAACGTCACCATCTGGGAGGGCACGCAGGACCCGACCGACGAGAACCTGCCCAAGCGCAGCCGGGAGGGCAACCACATCCGCGGCAGCCTCGTCCTGGGCACCGAGTCCCAAGCGAAGATGGCGCTCGGCGAAGCCCCCGTCGACGCCGGCGCCGCACCGCACAAGCTGCGCCGCGACCTCGACCGCGGAACCCTCGTTGTAGCGGGCGGCGTCCGGATGGAGCCGGGCCAGGTCTCCGTGACCGTGCGCACCTACTTCATGTCCGGCGACGACGCGGTCACCCTCACCGACCAGGCCAAGGCCCGCAGGCACGGCGTCACCACCGTGCAGACCCTGGACGTCGAACGGCCCGTCGACCACCTCTCCGATATCTGCGCCGTCCTCGGCGAGGACAGCCGGGTGCGCACGCAGGAGGTGCTGCACCGTCTTCAGACCCGCAACGACGCCGTGTACGCGGACTGGACGTTCGGCGATCTGAAGGCCGAGCTGGAGCCGTACAGGGCCGAGCCGTACAAGAGCGACGGCGTCATGGTCGTCGCCCGCGACCGCGTCCAGGACGCCATCCTGGAACGCCTCGCCGCCATAGAGGACAACTCCCAGGACGAGGGAGGCGACTGAGACCGAGGGAGAACTCCCTGACCGCCTCCCTGATCTACCTCCCTGCGCTGGCCTGCGGATACATGGCTCAGGGAGGCGAGGGAGGACAGGGAGGCAGAGGCTCGGGGACCCCCGATTCGACGCCTTCCAACACCTACAGTCGCCTCCCTCCCTGCTGCATCATGGGGTCATGGAGTCGCACATCAGCCGGCCCGGCCACCTCACTGCGCACCAGGTCGCCAAGCAACTCGGCATCAGCCTCGGAGGCGTCCGCCTGCTCGTCCACCGCGACCAGCTCAAGCGGTCCGGCGGCACACCCCGACAGCCCTGGTACGCCGTCGACGACGTCGCCGCGCTCCTCGCCAAGAGGGCCGCACGCACAGCAGCTTGACCGCAGGTCAGCGGCGTGTAACGATCTCGGTGAACAACTGTGCCCCGAAGCGGCACCACACACGCGCGACGAAGCCCCGGCCAGGTCCCCCCGGCCGGGGCTTCGTCGTGTAACTACAGGTGGCCGACGAACGGACCAAGCCACCAACTCCAGACGATGTACGCACCGAAACAGAGCGCCACGATGCACGCCACAACGCCAAGGCAGTCGTCGACTCCTTGCGTCGCCAGCACAAGCGTCAGGCCAACGACGATCACAAAGCCGAGGATGACCGAGACGATCACCCCTACCCAGTGACCGGTCGACCAGGACGACACATCGTCAGCGAGCACCTGACCCGCGAGCGCAACCAAGGCAAGATCAGTCATCTCAGCCTCCCGCTCCCCTCAAGATCAGGCTACGTCTGGGATCCCACCACAGCATCCCGAGCAGCAGGGGGCGCCGTGGCCAGCGGCAGCGACCTCACCACCTACGAGTACCGCCAGGTGCGCGCCCGCATCCTCGCCGCATCCGACGTCTGCATCGTCTGCGGACACGGCGCCGCCGACGCCGTCGACCACATCCACCCCCGCAGCAAGGGCGGCGCCAAGCTCGACCCCGACAACCTCGCACCCATCCACGGCGTGACCGGCTGCCCCGTCTGCCTCCGCAAGTGCAACAGCGAGAAGAGCAACCGGCCGCTCGCCGACCTGGTCCAGCTGCACACCTCGGTCGACTGGTTCGCAGGGCCCTGACCAGGCACGCAGGAACGAACAAACATGCAGGTCAGAGGCTTGAATCTGGATCAAATCGGATTGATCAAATCCAAAACGATCTGAGATCTTCCGGGATTTTTAGAAATCGGACATATCGCAACCCCGCGCCCAGCTTTTATTTTTCTCCCCCCGGGCCGATGACGTCCGGACGATCTTGGAAGGGGGCGGCATGGGCCCCGTCGAGAAGGCCGTCCGGGATGACATCGAGCTGCTTGGCGACCTGGTCGGCATCGAGCCGTCGCTCTCGGAGATGGCGTACTCCCTCGCTCGCCGGGTCGACGCTGCGACGACCGCCCAGTGCGGCACGTGCGGGGAGGCCGTGGCCGTCGAGGACAAGCTCCTCCCGCAGTTGAACCGCGAGCTCCGTCAGACGCTCGCCCAGCTCCTGGAGGGACGGGCGCCTGACGATGACGACGAACTCGGAGACCTGGGCTCCCCCGACTGAGTTCGCCGAGGATCTCTACGAGCGGTACGGGCTCACCTGCCCGCCGCGCTGGGGTACGCCGCGCCACCCCGACCGGCCGTCGCTCGGGCCGAAGATGTGGAAGGTCATGGCCAAGCTCGGCGCTCCGCCGATGCCGTGGCAGAAGTACGTGTCCGATGTCGCGCTCGAACTCGACCCGGAGACCGGCCTGTTCGTGCACCGCGAGGTCGGGCTCAGCGTGTCCCGGCAGCAGGGCAAGACCGAGCTGTGCCTGGGCGCGCAGGTGCACCGGTCGTTGGCGTGGAAGCGGCAGAACATCGTGTACGCGGCGCAGACCCGGGGCATGGCCCGGCAGCGCTGGGAGGACGAGTTCTGGGAGAAGATCTCCGGCTCCGATCTGGCGAAGCTGGCGCGCATCCGGAAGAGCAACGGCAACGAGGCGATCCTGTGGGGCCGCACACGCAGCCGGATGGGCATCACTGCGAACACAGAGAAGGCCGGCCACGGCCCGCCGTTGGACCTGGGGTTCATCGACGAATCCTTCGCACACGAGGACGACCGGCTAGAGCAGGCTTTCAGCCCGGCCATGC